TCTGGATCTAAATTTGGAAAAGCCTTCATCATGTGATTGATGTTATTCATCATCAATAATTCATTAGCAGCCTAAAGACAAAAAACCTGGCTGGCTCACTACTGGCCAAAGCCGACCAATATTATTAGATGAATTGGAAGAGGCTGTTAAAAAAAAATGGATGCAAGTTAATGATTCTTATTTAGTATCTGAAGCCAGAACATTTATAGATCGTGGTGGAAAATATGAAGCTGAAGAAGGTGAGCATGATGATTCAATTTTTGCTTGGGGTATTGCTTGGCAGGTCAGAAAACAAAGAAAAGCAGTATATATTTATACATAATTCTTTTTTTTAAATTTTATTTGCATATTTCAAAATAAATACAGTATATTAAAATTATGATCCATTCCAAAAAGGCTGTAAAAAAGAAGGCCAAGTATACCTCTATCATGCCAGGTCTGGTTGTTAACAGAAGTGTTCCAAGAAAATCAAAAAAGAAAATAGTGACCGTATCTGAGGCTGCTAATGAATTATTGATGATGAATAACATCAATCACATGATGAAGGCTTTTCCAAATTTAGATCCAGACTTCTTTAAATCCCCAAGGGTAAGGGCTGCCGAAAGTGAGGCTATTGATAAACCATATCAAAAAAGTGTATGGGTTTATGCAGCATGCCAAGCCATTGCAACAAATCTTTTGCAAGTTCCCAAAGGGTTAGATCTTAAAAGTACTGAAGAAAAAGAATTTATTGAGGATCACCCTTTATTAAAATTGATGGATAATCCAAATCCATTAATGGATGGGATGGCTTTTTGGGAGGCTATAATATTAGCTTTGTTATTACCGACAAGTACAACACCGGGTGGGCAATGTTTTATAATTGCTGATAGCGGTACAAATAAGATTGTTGATTTATCTAGAGGTCAAATCCCTAAAGAATTATGGCCATTTGATGATTCAAATATTGATCCGATTAAAGATAAGAACAATCTGCTCTTAGGATGGAGAATGACAGTTGGTGCTAATAGCATAGATTATTTACCTGAAGAGGTTATAAGAATAAGGCTGTTTAATCCATACGATCTTTTCAGAGGCCAATCACCATTAATTGCTGCTACATCAGGATTGCTCACCACTGCAAAAGCGCAAAAAGTAAATGAAACTTTCTTTGAGAATAATGCCACATTGGGTGGGGTTTTAGAAACAGATCAAAATCCAGATCAAGATGAAGTTAAGAGAATCCGCAAGAAATTTAATGAACTATATTCCGGCCCTGAGAATGCTGGTAAAGTTGCTGTACTTTCTCATGGATTAAAATACCAGCAGTTTATGAGAACTCATATTGAGATGCAGTATATAGAACAATTAAAATTTAACCGGGATGAAATCCTTGCTGTATATAGGGTGCCTAAATCTGAGGTTACTATTTATGAAGATCTCAATTTTGCGACTGCAAGTGTGGCTGATAAAGGCTTCTGGACAAAGACTGTTATTCCCTATGATAAAAGAATTTTAAAATCAATTAATGACCAATGGATATGTAATGTTGAAAATGGCAAATACAGGTTAAGATCTGATTATTCTAATGTTGAGGCATTGCAGGTTAATTTCAAAGAAAAGCTTGATAATGCGGCATCACTTGTAAAAATGAATGTACCTCTTAAAGAAGTCAATCGTAGACTTGAACTCAATTTGGATATTGAACAATATGAATGGCTTAAAACAGCATTGGTTAATTTTAATCTTACAACAGCAGAGAACATACTTGAAGATGCTGATGAACCCCCTGATACTGGAAGTGATCATGAAGACGATGAAAAAGGGATGACTCAAGAGCAGAGGGACTTTCAATCAGAATATTGGAAAAATGTTGTAAGCCCTGGTATCCGTTCTTTCCGTAAAAAAATGGGTGCATTTTTACTTGCTCAACTTCTCAGAAATTTAAAGCTGGTTGATAAATGGGCTGAAACTGCATTGCCTGGTAATTATCCAAATCCAGAGGATCTTATATTAGAAGCCTTACCAGAAAATGAATTGCTCCATGAAAAACAAAGGCAAGAATATCAAAAGTCTATTGTGCGTGAAAGAGAAAGAATGGAAGTTGAATTGGATGAAAAAATTGTACCTGTAAGTGAACTATCTGGAAAACCTGACACAAAAATAATTGGCTGGGATCAAGATGCACCTGGCATTCAAGATTCACTTCAAGGAAGATTAAATTCATTGGATGGTGTTAATAAATTCACCTTCTCTAGAGTATTGGGTAAAGTCAAAACAATTATTGGTAAAGCTATTACTGATAGAGAAACTGTACAGCGAACAGCCAAACTTTTAAGGGATGGCATTGGTGATATATATAAGAGTATGACCAAAGGTGAACAGCGTAATAGAATTAATACTATTGCCAGAACTGAGATGGGCATTATACATTCAGACACCAGGTTTTCAATAATGCAAGCAGCCGGTATAAAGAAAATTGAGTGGCTTGATTCAAAAGATACACTTGTTAGGGATGGTAAAGGCGGTGGTTTCAGCCATAGACCAAAGGCATTCAAATCAACAAAAGTTTTACTTGGAAAACCATTTAATAATGGTGAGCTAATTCGATACCCCCGTGATACAAGAGCAAGTGCTGCTAATGTTATTAATTGTCGCTGTACTTTTAGAGCCGTGAAGCCTAAAGATTAAATTTCATTTTGCATCTTTTTATTGATTCTTTTAAATCAATAGATAAAATATACATCTCATTTAACTGTTTTGTGATTTGTAAATTCCAAGGTGATTTGTATCCATAATTGATTTCAAATATATCAAATGCGGAATCTTTTTTTCTTTTAAAAAACAACATTAAATTCTCCCAGAGCCTAAAGAATAGGTGGATTAAAACTACGCACTGCAAAGAGAATCTTTTCTTTTTTTCCTTCTTTCCTTAATTCAGCAATTACTATTCTGTGATCCCTTTTGCAAAGCCAGTCTATTTCCAGAGGTTTATTGTAATCTTTCCAATGCATAATAACATCTTTTGACCCACATCTTATACATGGCTGTTTTTTAATTTTACCCCTTCTTAAATAAGATCCTGCATAACTTCTACATCTATCTTTTAGAGTTTGAACGGGATTTAATTTGTGTGTTTTTCTCCATTCCCTCATATATTTAGAATGGCATTCTGTACAATATCTGGCTGGATGGCGGTCATTGAAGCTACCACAGCTACATTTTTTAATTTTATTTTCTGTAGTTGTGGAACGTTTTAACATCAGTATAAACGGTAAATTATAAAATTGGTACACGTGAAACAATAGAAAAGTTGAAAAATAATACTTGTGTATTAAAAATAATTGGTGTAATTTCTCGGTATATGGCAGCAAAGAAGAAAATCAAAAAACGGAAAGCAAAAAAGCGTCCTGTTAAAAAAGCCAAAGCCAAACAAGCCCAAGGGCCAAGTATGATGCAAACTTATTTCCAATCGTTTCTTTATTGCCAGGGTTTTGCAGGATGAAAATACCTCAGTATATAAAAGATAGATTTGGTGGAACTCTGAAAGAGATCCAGACAAATAAATCTACTGGCAAACAAAGGCGTGTATGTGGTACTGTTGCTGCTCCGATAAAAGTAACCATTACTCAAGATGAGTTAAAAGTACTTTTGGAAAAAGCCGGTGTTGAATATAAGGCCCATGATGAAGAAAGAATTCTACGTTATATTTTCTCTGATGAAACTGTTGACCGGATGGGCGATATAATTCGTCAATCCGGTTGGCAACTCAAAAATTATAAAAAGAACGCTGTAATTTTAATCGGGCATAACAGCCGTGAGCTTCCAATAGGGGCCGGTCTGAATGTTAAAGTAATCGATAAAAAATTAATGGGTGATGTTCTTTTTGCAAATGAAGACACCAGTATGGATGCGGAGAAAGCTTTCAAGATGGCAAGTGCTGGTTTTTTCAAAGCAAACTCAGTTGGCTTTATGCCTATTGAAGTAAATAATCCTAGTGATGAAGAAAGAGAAAAACTTGGATTAGGCCCATTTGGTGTTGAATTTAAAAAGCAGGAATTGTTAGAGGACTCACTTGTGTCAGTACCCGCAAATCCTGAAGCTGTTCAGGCTGGCATTTCAAAAGGTTTGGTTGAACTTGATTTCTTCAAAGATATTTATGATGAAGAAACTTTTGATAAACTTAAAATTGATGTAAAAGGCACAAAATCTGTTGTTGTTAAAAAGCCTGAAGAAACAGTTTTAAAGGCTTCAGCAGAAACTATAAAATTTGATTACGATAACGATGAATTTAAAAAGGCACTCGCAAAAGCCATTGACGAAATGACTGAAGAAAAAGCCGGTGCTGTTCTTTCTAAAAAGAATAAAGACAAATTAAACAAATTAACTGAATCACTGGAAAAAGCTGTTGATATTATAAAAGGGCTTTTGGAAGATGCCAATGATGCACCTGAAGAAGAAAATATTTTACCTGAAGGATTAAAAGCAGAAGATTTTAATCTGGAAGATGATGATACAATTAAAGATATTGACTATTCAATTTTAACTAAAGAAGAATAACTGGAGGCCATCATGACTGGTGAAGAACTAAGAGCATTACTCAAAAAGCAAAATGAAGAAACTCTTAAAGATGCAAAAGAGTATGCAGATACCAAATCAACAGAGGGTATTACTGGCCTTGACGATAAGCTTAAAAAGCTTGAAGAAAAACTTTCAAAACAAGCTGAAGATACTTTGGATAAATTTTTACAAGCTCGTAAAATTTCCCTGCCAGGACTTGATGAAGAACTGAAAAAGAAAAAATTCGGTTGGGGCAAAGTTGCTGAATTTTTACTTAATGGTCAAAGAGAATGGCCTGAAGATTCTGGCCGTGAAAAAGAAATTATTGAGCAAACCAAGAAAAGATCCGGTGATGTTAAACTTAAATCGGCTAATGCAGGAACGGGTGCAGCCGGTGGTGTATTAATCCCTGATGAAGCTACTGATGAAGTAATTGAACTTGCTATTTCCATGATGCCTTTATTTGAAATGGGGCCAAGGGTTTTCCGTGGATTACGTGGTGAGCTTCCCATTCCAAAGGTTACGGGTAGACCTACAGCCTTTTGGGTAGATGAAGAAGAAGCCCCTACAGAAAGTGAAACTACTTTTGGTGATGTAACTTTAAAACCTCATTCATTAGCTGCACTCTCAAAAATATCTCGCAGATTAAT